TGACCGCTATCTAAATGTGAGGTGTACACCTCGTAGATGTAGGTCTTTGCGTCCATGGTTTTCGCTTGCCTTCCGTCGGTACATCGACCCTAGGCAATGGGTGTGACTAAAGCAAGGATTTAGCCTGTTTCCATTGCTGCACAAGGGTTGGAACGCGGTCGCCGACATAGTAGAAGATGTGCCATGGCTCTGATTGCACTTCCCATGTAAAGCCGTAATCCTGAATGTTGTTGAGCATGAATTGCATGCGTCCTGTTTCTGATGCGTCCGAAATGTCACAGGCCAGCCCGAGATTATGCCGCGATGAGCCAGGGGCCGCCATCGGCGCGCAGTTCGGCTTCAGATAGTAAGTGTTGCCTTTCCATGTGCGCGTTGATGCGCCTGCGATCGGCTGTGTTTGGTAGCGAGCAAGGAAGCCTGTGGTCTGTGTAGAGATGCTGCGATAAGTGTCTGCTGCTGATGTGGGCTTAAAGGTCTTGACACCAGCAGCGAAGGCTGCGTCGCGTAATGCCATGTATGCGTCAGCTGCTAGTGGGTGCAGTTTGCCGTATGGCTTGACATCGACGAGCAGGCCTGCTGGTAGTTCGCCCGGGGTTACATGGGCAAGCGTTGACGGCATTACCAACTTGTGGTAGTGGCGCTCAAGTTTGTCTGGGACGACAGTGAGCGTTGGTGCTTTAGGCTTCGGGGTTTTTGCCGATGCCATAAGCTTTGTTTTTCGGGTTGACATAGCCGATGAATAGTGGTGCTACAGCTGCGATGGCTGCGCCGAGTAGGTCGTTAGGGTCGGTGTTGCCTGACATGTACAAAGCAACTGCTGCTGCAATGGCACTGTTGATGTAGGTCGAGATCATTGCCTTGTCACTAGCTTTCATGTGCTGCTCCTGTCGGTTTGGCTTTTTTAATTCCGTTAGATGCTAATAGGCCGCCGAGTGATCCAGTGAGGAACACGACAACGGTCGAGAGTAGGTCAATAAAGGCTGCGTCGTTGGGGGCTTGCTCGAGCGGCTGGTTGACGAACAGTAGGCCGTAAACGAAGCCGAGGACAATAGCTGCAAAGCTGATTGACATAGTTACGCCGACGATCAGGATTAGTCGTGCGTGTTTATCCTCTGGCGACATCGCAAGCCGTCCTCGTAAAGCACCTGTTCGGCTCAATGTTGACTCGTGTGCTGGAGCATCCATTTAAGACCGCCGCTACGACTGCAACCATAAAAACCAGCGCAGCATATTTAGCCCAGCGGTGGAACATAAGGTACATAGGGTGGCTCTATAAAATCTTTTGTGTCAAAGTCATAAACAAAACCAACAGCAGCGTATGTTTTTCCTGCAACATCTACAAAAGTTTCTACCCATGTACCCGGATAGCGTTCAGGATTAGCCTCTAAAAAATCACGGTGGACTGTTGAAACATGAATAACGACATTGTCGTCGTTTAATTGTGCAAAATACTGGTGATTTGTCATGCTTTAAACCTCACATAAAGAATACCGCTACCACCAGCCGCAGGGGACAAAAAGTTTCCACCGCCACCGCCACCGCTGTTTGCTGTTCCAGCAGTTGATTGATTACCTGCCGAACCACCACCGCTACCACCAGCACCACCAGTAACATCGCCACGACCGCCACCGCCGCCACCCTTGAATGTTGACGCGCCGCCAATGAAACCGTTTGTTTCTACACCTGCACCGCCAGCACCGCCAGTAGTTGAAACTGATGTTGCACCTGCGCCACCTGCGCCGCCGCCACCACCACCGCCGTTTGTGCCACCTGTGCCACCTGAATATCCGCCAGCAAGTGAAGAACCGCCAGCCGTGTTGTAGTAACCACCGCCGCCATTACCGCCGCCAACACCAAAACCGCTACCGTTGCCTTGCGTGTTGGTTCCACCGCCACCGCCGCCTTGCGCGTACACATAGCCGTTCAAATATGTTGCAAAACCGTTATAGCCTGGAAACCAATCGCTTGGTGATGCTGCGCCACCTGCGCCAATGTCAACTGTGTGCGTTGTTGCTGGCAGGTAAACTTGTGCGCCAAGAATTACTTGACCGCCACCACCACCACCACCTGTACGACCGCCACCACCTCCACCGCCTACCGCACCGATGTCAAACAAGCCTGCTTTAGAAACAGTTAGTGTTCCGTCCGCTGTAAAAGTTAGCAGCGTGTAATTTATGCCGCCAACTGTAATGCTTGACGAGCTGCCACCTGTTGCTGCTCCATACGAAGCACCGCCACCGCTAAAAAAAATAGCAGCACTAGCACTAGTAAAATAAAGCGTGCCACCCCCCCATTGTGCCAACGCTAAAGAGCCAGCGGTTGTGACCGTTGCTGTGCCAGCCGTAATTGTGCAAGTGCCAGCACCAATGTTCTGAATAAAGAGTGTGTCACCAGCTGCAAAGAGCGAAGTGTTTACGGTGATCGTTGTTGCCGCGGCATTGCTCATCACTACTCGAGTGCCTTTATCAGCTGCCACAAGCGTGTAAGACGCTGTTTTGTTGCTGACAGTCTGGTTGTAATCGTTGGCTTGCAACGCGTCCATCTGGGCTGCTGTTAATACTTGCCCTGCTACGAAGTCTTGTATTGCCATAAGTGCTCCTTATCCTAAGACATTTTCTGTGTCGATTGTGCCATATACCAGATCATCCAATACCAGCTCAAAAACGAGCGTGGTAGGTGAGGTAAACAGGGTGATCCTGTGGCCTGTAGAGAGGTCGATTTCATGTTGGATGCCCTCAATTGCTAGTTCTTGCGCCAGCGAAGTAATCGTATTGCCGCTGGTAAATGACTTCTCAATGGTGATCGTGTTGCCGATCTCGAGGATTGCCACAGTGTCACGCTGGGCATCGGTAAGGGATGCAAACAGGGTTGACACATTGGTGTAGCGCGCCTCTGGCTGGCCTACGAGTAGGTACTCGGCAAGGGCTAGGGCTGCCGTGTTGTCGTGGACTAGCGCGTCACCGATTGCTGTGGTCTGAATGAAGTAGGTGGCCTGCGAGGTCAAGTCTTCGGCGATCTCTGGGCTTGTTGCGCCAGCGTGGGTTACTGAGGCGCGGTTGATGACCTGATTAGCCTCAAACGAAATGCCCACATTGTCGTAAGGGATTGCTGTGCCGTCATCGTGGAAGTCTGCTGATGATGCTGAGAGCGTGTTACCGATGCGGTCTTGGAATGTGAATACCCCGTCGCGCGAAATAAAGATGCGCCCCTGTACCGACTCGTTTATCTTGGCTGTGTAAGCAGCGACCGATGTGCCGTTCGGAACGGTGTACGCAGCTGCGCCGCCAAGAGTGATCGTTGATGTCTCAATGTTTTGCTGACCCGGCAGCTGGAACGCATTTACCTCAGGCAGGGCTAACAGTTCAACTAGTCGAGCGCTGGCAAGTTGCTCGGTCACATTGAACTCGTTTAGGTAGGTCTGGCTAAGCAGGTAAAAGTCATCAGCGCAGGACACACTGACTGTATCAAGGCCGCCTAAATTAAAATTATACGAATAGTCCACGATGTAGCCGTTGAACAATTCCTCTCCCTCACGACTGAGCACAACTTTGCGCATAGGGGCTAGACCCGGCACAGCCTGAGCGGTGTCGTAATACGGTGACTGGGTATCAAACGGGTTAAAGATGCCGCCAGTAAATGTGTCGTTTAGATCAAAGCTCATTGTGCCAGCAGTGAACTGGTCGCCGATGTCTCTGCGTCCACGGAACACGCTGATGCTTGTAGCGCCGTCGATCACGGATGCAAACTCTGTCGTACCGTCCAGCACATACTCGGTTGAGTTGAGCAAGCCCTTCACTGGGTCGTCAAGCGTAAAAGCGTCAACAAGGAAGCCTGTAGCGATTGTGAGATCGTAAGACCCCGACTGGACAATCGTGGTAGCCATTAGGCGACCTGTATTTGTGCTGGGCCGTCCACTCGGTTCATGGCTTTAATGCTGTTTACGACAGCGCGCCCTATGTCTGCTGATGTGGCTAGACCGCCGTTGACATTGACTGTGATCGGTGTGCCGCGCTCGACCATAAACTGATCAAAAAGGCTGGAGAAGTCGCCTGCGTTTCCTGTGATGCCGTAGTTGCCGCCAAGGTTGCCTGCATAGTTTTTGCTTAGGTCTAGGACGCTTGAGGACTTTCCGCCGCTGCCACCGCCGCCGCCGACCGATGGAGCTGTGATGAGAGCTGCTTCAGCCATGCCTAGTGGGCCTGATGGGAATGAGCCTGTGCCGCCTTCACGGGCTGCGCCACCGCGTCCAGATGCGCCACTGGTAATGGCATCTAGTGTTGGCAGTGCTGTGTAGTCAAGCATTGGCACTAGCGGTATCAGGTCAATGCTGACACCCGGTATTACATTCAGCGCGTTAATCAGTTGGTTTAGTCCAATGATCGCCGCGTTAATAATTTGATTTAGGCCGTTGGCGACTACCTTGACCGAGTTATACACGCCCACAGCAAATTGCTTAAAGGGCAGCATAAACTCGGCAATCGCTCGAGGGCCTTCGCGGTAAAGCTCGTACAGCGCGGCAAGCGTAATCATTACAATGCCTAAGCCTTTAGTCAATGTTCCAGCCGATAGTGATACCGAAGTAAATGAAGTTGCTAGCACTGCGTTAGCAGCGGTAACGATTATTTGAAATGCGTTGTATGCCTTCATTGCAACATTGGCTGCCACGATAGTTGCTGTCATTGCTGCGATAGCGCCAATAACGATAAGCAGTTCTTTAGTGTTGTCTTGCAGGAATGTCGTAAAGTCAATGACATAGGGCAACAGTTTTTCCATGACGGGAATAAACGCCGCGCCGATGCTTTCTTTTAGTTCGTCCATTTGGATGCCGAAGTTCTTTAGACCGCCCTCAGCACTGTTGGCAAAGGTCTCAGCTGCACCGCCGACCGAGCCATTAAGTGCCTGCATGATCTCATCGGCGCTCGAGGACGAGTCGATCACGCCCTTAAGCGATGGGTCTAATTTGATAAGCGCAGCAGTCTGGCCTGCAAGAGCTTTAGACACAGCGACGCTGGCAGTCTCCATGTCGATGTTTTTGGCAGTAGCAAGGTCAGCGGTGACCGACATTGCCTTTTGAGACAACTCAAGCGAGCCTGTAGCGCGTACAAGGTTTGCCAAGGCTGGGCGCAGCTGGTCGTCAGCCATTGCGGTCTGCTTACTGAACGCGCTAATGGATTGCTCTACGGCCTTTATTTGGGCATCTGTGGCTTGTGTCGTGGTGCGTAACTGGCGGGCTAATTCAAGCTGTGCAGCCTCATCTTCCATTGCTGCTTTAGTGGCTAGACCGATGCCAGCCGTCAATGCACCGAGCGCGGCAGTGGCAGGCAGAAACGCTTTTTTGAGTGCGAAGCCTGTCTTTGCGCCTACTCCGTCAAGCTGCTGAAACTGTTTAATGGCTTTGTCAACGCCGCCGCCTTGAAACTCGCTGATGATGGGGATTGACAGTGCCATTAGTTCAGGTCTTTCTGTATTTGGTTAATGGTCTTTAGCACCATTTTTTCCATTTCGCCTTCAATACCGCGTCGAGCTTTATAGACCGCTGGGCCAATTAGTCGAGTCCTAC